GTAGAAAGACTCGATTCTCCGGGTAAAGTACCTACAACGGCTCGTAAAGCGCTGCTAGGTGACAGTGAATCAACCGTAGTTGCATAAGCGGTTCCATCTCTATTAATGGCAATCTTATTTAAACTACTATCTTCAAGTCCGTAGAGGGTCTGTTCACCTTGTAAAGGAAATGAGTATGACTGTATTAAACCACTACCTGACTGTACAATACATGAATATCCTTGTGAAGGTAATACTCTCATGTAATCCCCTGTACTTAACATGATGTTTCCTAGTATTTCTCCTGATTCATTAAAGACTCCATTCTCTTCACTAAAATAAAGTAAAATGCTTATTAAACTTTCACTAGGAATATATCTAAGTATTTCATAACTATTAAAACTTAATCGTACTACAACATAGTAGGCTTTATTTACATCTAAGTCATCTTCTAAATATAGTTCAGTTTCTTCAGAGTTGTACATAACCTCTGTATCTAAATAGTTAAAGATAAAAGAATCATCATTAAGCGTTGTTTGTAATTCACCTGTATCTAGGTGTACATAACCTTTAAAAGTTAAATAGAGCTTACCAGAAAAAAGAGAAGACTTGTTAATAGCATCTACAAAGACACTTGCTGATATACGAGTACCTTTAATAATTAAGTCACTACCACTTAACCACAAATGAATCTCTTCAGAGTTACTACCGTCGCCTGAGTAAGTAGAGTAGTAACTTGAATCTACTGTATTACTAGAGATGTCGTATCTACAACCATCTACAGCATAAACATCTGAAAGGTATATAGACCAACCTCCTCGTATTTTCCATCTATAACCATTATCAGAGAGTAAGACATTAAAACCATCAACTAGGGTAGTAGTATCTAGTTCATCATATTCATAAATAAAACCTGTACTTGCAAAACCTCTTAACATACCGTGGGTGTACAAGGTTACATTAGCTGGAGCATCAAGTATTGCCTCAGTAGTTAGTAATATGTCATCATTAATGATTACCTCTAATGGATATACACCTGTATTAGGTATTCGACATATCTGATTAAAAGATTCTAAAGCTGTTGTATTTGAAATACCTATGACATAGCTAGTCCAGTATTCTCCTGTATTCTCTGCTGTACTGTTAATAGTAAAAGTAATGCTGTCACCATCTAAGATAGAGATAGGTGAAGATATAATATTGTAATTTCTACCAATACGGTTGTATGCACATATTGAGAAGTAGTAAATACCTGATGATAGATTACCTCCTGTATTAGTAGTTATAGTCCAATCTGCATTATCTAGCCTTACTCGGCCATTTGCGTACATAAGTGTCATCGAATGTTAACCTTGTTTGTAATGTTTTTATTTGATTTGTCAAGCCTATAGATTACTTCACCTTTAACTAAGATTTCTGTAAATCTAGCTTGTGTATTAACAGTAGGTCTATAGACTTGCATAAACTCTTGTAGTTTATTATATAGCTCTTGATTAGTTATGTCCGACATGATTAAAATTTATACCTAGATTTGTCAATATTAAAGGGAGTTGCTTGTAAAATTTTATCATTATATTTGACATTAACTAATTGAAAAATATTATTAGGTTTTGGTATTTTTCTCTCTTTAATCTTTAAATTAACAAAAGATTCTACGCCTAAAGTTAGTTGTGTATTAGCTACGCTCTCTATGTTTTTAAAATCCAAGTTATAACCTAGTATCGAGATGTTGTGATTGATGTTAAGGATTCTACACTTGTAAGTAATGTCGTTGTATTTAACTATAAGTCTGTCACCAATCTCATAATCCAAACTAAAAAAAGTAGTTAAGTTTAAACTCTCTTCCTGTAAAGTACGTTTAATTCGTAAGTCTGTTTCAGCAGCAGCGAAAGCTTTCTGTTTTGTATCTACATCAAAGCTTATAACTCCTTTCACGGGGTCTTTATCTGTAAAAGAATCTGTGTAAATTAAATACTCTATATCGTCTTTTTTTCTTGTACGATTGCCAGAAGTATGTTGACTACTGTCTTTACTTATTTCATCTTTATTGTAAAAATACAAGGGTTTAGCTTTATGTTGACCGGGTTCACCTGATGAAATCTCTGTCTGTGTATTTTCTGAACTATTTCTAAAACCATCATCTTGTGCTGAGTATTCTGTCGTGAAAGTAGTATAGCTGTATTCTTTTATATCAGGTTTAATAGATAAATCTGTTTGAACCCTACCTTCTCCATTGGTTACATCGTCAAACTGATATAGTACAGAGTTATCTCCAGAAACTTGAACCCTACGACGTATTTGTGTGTCTTTTCCAACGGTTAGCGGAGGCAGTAAAGTTATTGGGTCTGCATCGGGGTCGTTAGCTGCCGCTTGTTCCTCTATCTCTCTTCTAAGGGCTATATTCTCAGGGTTTTCTATTTTATCAAAACAACTGTATATCGTCTCTTCAGCTAGCATAAACATTGGTTCAATATAGTTAGGGTCTCGTACAGAACCTAACTGAAGATTTCCTTGAGAATCACAGTAGTAGAAAGTTATGTAAGGTAGTAGATGTCGATATGAGTTAAAGTAGTCTCTAAGTTGACCTAGTTTGTATCTAGTATATCCTCTAACAGAGACAGTCCTATACAGGTATGTATTTAAAAATGCTTGTATCTCTGCGGCATCTTCATCTTCAGGCTCTAGTTCAGCTAGCTCTTGCTGATACACCCAAGTTTCTAAAGCATTAGTCTCAGCCTTAAAACGACATCTCTTCCACCCAGTTATATTATTGCCTAAGTAGTATCCAGTAAACTTGTCATAGATATATTCAGTTTGTTGATATTCAATCTGTCTCCAAACACTTCCAGGGCCATTTATCTCAAATTTAGCTTCATCACCATTCACTACAATATGGTCTTTACTAACGTATTCAAAACCGTAAGTAGATATTTCCTCAAACAATATATTTTTTTCACCTTTAAAACCTATCTCATAAGTAGTCTTAATCCGTTGTTTACGAGGGCCTGAGTTATCAAAGGTTAAATCTAGAGTCTTAATAACTCCTTCAATACTAGGAGGGCTATTATAGGTCTCATCTCCACTATATTCTGTTTTTGTTTTAGGATTCTTTTTTACAAATCTAGGTATCCCTTTTGTGTCTGTAAAGTCTTCTTCACTATTATTCCAAGTAAGTAAGTAGGGGTCATATTTAATCTGTACACCTTGTTTAGAATAACTAACACCTGTATCTTCAATAACAGTAGTGTCATCTAATTTATGCTTAGAAACTCTATCCCAATCTCTTAGCTCAACAGATTTGCCAATATAGACAAAGGATTTGTTTTTTCGACTCTCTGCCTGTAAAAGATTGTTAAAGGTACTTGATGCCTTTGTATTTTGCTTATCTACTTCGATTTTATGATTAAGTCCTTTGTACTTTACATCAGCTTTACGAGCTAATTTAGAAAGACTGACTTCGTATTTATCCTTATCTTTTTTACTTTCACTAAAATTAACAACTTCAACATTATTGTAACTGCAAGTTTTATCATTCTTATTAAGTAAGTATATCTGAGTATTAAGACCTTTTGTCCAATAAGAATCTAGTGAAATATTAAATACAAATCTGCCTTTAGGGTTTATAACTCTTGGGTTACTTTGATAATTTATGTAGCTTACTCTATATGGAATATTAAAAAGAGTAATCTTTCTATCTTCTTTCGTAAAATACTTGTACACATCATCATAAGCCCCCCTATCACATTCTAGTGTCATACTAACTCTAGGACTATTTTCAAAGGACATACTAATACTGACATTTCCCCAAAGCTTTAAGTCAGTAAAAAGTTTAGGTGTGTCAATCTTATTGGTGTACAGCTTTTCAGTAAGGCTTACATAGCGTATATAGTTAACATCACTGTAGTTATGTAAATCTAAATACAATTCGTTTAAAGATGTGTCAACTTTATAACTTGGTTGCACGAGTCCTAGTAAAGGCTGTATGTTAGTTAATTTCATTTATCAACACTCCATTAACATATATTGATTGAATAACCTCTCGGTCTTGTAGTGAAAAGAATACACGATAACCTCCTGATGAAATACCATAGTCATTAAGTCGAGTAAACTCTGTTTTAAACGTACCTTTTTCAATTAGTCGATATAAGGTATTATTAACAGTTGTATTGGTTAGCTTAAATAAAGGAGATGGGTGTATATTTGTATTGTCTGTATTAGGTTTATAAAGAAACATTATCTACCAGAACCTCTTTCAGTCATATTTCTGTCGTAATTAATTACAATAAAATAATTGTAACACTAATACCTTCACTAAAAGCCCTGTAACGTCTATTAGATATCTTTAGGTAAAAAATTACAGGAAAAATTGAATAGATGCCTTTACAAGGCTATTAGCAACAGGTACGTTAAGATATGAAACTTAAGAGACATGAATCTTCCCGTAAGCAGGGAAGAAACGATAAAGGCAGAAATTCATCTGCTAGATTGAGACAACTGAAAAAACAAAGACAAATATTAAGGAGCAAACTTAAATGACAAATACAACAGATTATAAAATATTATTCACAGAATTTACAAACAATGAGATGTTCACTCTTTATTGTGATGATGGGTTTTTACGAAAAGGTGTAGTTAACAAAGGTATCTATCTAACAACATTACCTGAATGGGGTGGTTTTTTACATTCTGGAATGATGGTACAATCTGATAAAAATGAGTTAGTTAACTCTGCTAGTAAGTTAGACTATGGTATTTACTTGTATTGGATGATATGGTTGTACAAAAGTCCAGAGTTATTTAATGAACTATTTGTTAAATCAGATAATGTATCAGAAGATATAGATTACAAGAAAGAATTTGATGACCTTTATGAAGAGTTTAAAATACTCGAAGATAACTATGATATGTTAAAAGAGTCTTATGATTATTTACGAAAGATTCAACACAAAGAAAACCAGATGATAGAACAAGATTTAGGAACTGAATATGATTAATAATTTTAAAATTACAAGCATTGTACCCATTGAAGCTGATTATGAAATTGAAATAGATATCTGTACACTAGAATCTTTTGTTAGTAGTACACCTGCGATTAACTTAGCTTACGACGAAGCTGAGATACAAGCTGTTTTTGACAAACTAAAAGAGGATGACGAGTTGTGTATTGACAATTTAAGTTTAGATGAAAAGGAAATTCTTCAGATAACTCTTGAAAATTATATAGAATATCAACAGAGAAGTTTTTCCACTGTTTTTGACCTTAAGAATCTTACAAACATAGAGTTTACTTCCTGTGACATTGTAGATACTACTCACCTAGATTGTTCAGAGTATGAAAAAGTTAAATGAAAACTAAACTACAATTACCGACTGTTCAATTTAAAGAAATAGAGATAGATTTAGATGAACTAGAAAATTTTTGTGAAACTCAAAGTATCTCTTCTCTTAAGAAAGACTTCTGGTATCGTTTAAGTGGTGAAATACATAGATACAAAGCAGGTAAGTCTTATCGTAATTACTTAGAAGAGTTTTTAGAAGGTGTTTATTTTTTTTTAAAATCTGTTTATCCAGATGTGTATGAAGAATACTTTGACCCGTATTTTGAATATGAAGAAGGTCATATCGATACACAGCTTTGTAAAATAATACAAGATATGAAAGATTTAAACGAGTAGGAGGCTTGTTAGCCCTAGTTATTATATAGGGATTCTTTAAAGAATCCCTGAATGCCTTTCTACATAAGAGTTACAGCAAATGACTAAATCCCGAAAACCTGGGATTTTCTTTTCACTAAACAAACGAAAAAAAAATGAATAAATTAGAAAGTGAATACCTGACAAAAAACAGTATTAGCTTAAATGATTGGTTAGACATACTGACTTTAGTAGGTAGCTCTACTTATCTTAAAATTAATCAAGATTGTAGCGAAGCTAAACTTACTCGAACTAAATACTACAAAATTCTTAAAAAATTTAAAGACGCTGACTTAGTTAAACAGGTTAAAGGTGAATACCGCTTAAATCCTTATTTCTACTTGCGTAATGACTGTAGTAAGGCTCTTGCTACCAAATTACAGAACGAGTGGGATAATGAGCCTGAGAAGGGTAAATCAGAGCATCTACCGAAGACTATAACAGACCCGGTTACAGGAGAACTTTATCTTTATGACGATAGTGAAGTAAGACCAATGGATAAAACACTAGGTTGGTACAGACCTGCAACTGTTGAGGATTATGAAAACTAGACCACAGACAACGGCTTGCTTAGGTGTTAAGAAACATCTCCCGGTAAACCTTAACAAATCTCAAACGACGCTTACTGCTGCTTTCTTTAGGGAAGTTTATGGGGTTGATGTTAACTCTCATTACCGTTCTTGGATTTTAAGCATACTTCTTAAGTACCCAAACATTTACTTTAGTCGTGAAAATATTCAAGAAATCGTTGACAATGAATATCATAATGTAAAAATGCGTTATAAACTATCTGATGAAGATTACTTTAGTACAATTGATTATATTAGTGACTTTGTAGAGATAGTAACAGCATTAGGTAATTATGTTCATCTTGTAAAAATAAAAGAGAATGTTCATACAGCTTATACAGCTTTTATTAAAGGAGTATATGCTGAGATTAGTTTAGATAGTTAACTGTACAAGTGAAAAATAAATATTGAAGCAGATATATTACCCACTGATATCGAAAAAAGTTTTGATTACATTATTCAAGATTAATTATGTTTGACCAATTTAAAGAAGCCTATCTTGACTATTACAACACTCATTTACGACTACAGCAGTTTTTTAAGGTAGATGTAGATACAGATTTGTTATGGGATACCTATTTAGACTGTTTTCCTATAGAAGAAAAGCAGCATCATAACTGTTCAGCTTGTAAATACTTTATTAGAAATTACAGTAATCTTGTAACTATTGACAAAGACTGTGTTGTACGCAGTATTTGGGATGTACAACCGTTGGTAGAGATACACCCAATCTTTAGTAAAGTATTACAAAGACTAGCTGTTGAAATATATAAGCATCCGATTAAAGATGTTTTTGTGACAGATACAACTAAGCTTGGTGTTGACCATAACTACCAATTACTAGAGGACAAAACTTCTATACGGTGGGAACATCTATTTATTACGATTCCCAAAGAAAGTATTCAACTGGTTAAGCACTATGAAGAGATAAATCCTAAACAAGCGGCGTATAGAGACCTTCAGAGTGTCTTTAAAAGAGGTTTAGATGAGATTAGCCTGGAAACAGTTAACACTGTCTTAGATTTGATTTATGACAACAATCTGTATCGTGGTGAAGAGTTTAAATCTACTCTTGAGTCTTGGAAAAAATTAAAGACCGAGTATGAAGTAGTACATGAAGATAATAAAGTTAACTTTACTTGGTCAAAGATTTTACACACTCCTGCTACAGTATTACGATTAAGGAATAGTAGTATAGGAACTCTTTTAGTTGATATAGAGAAGTCAGAAAACATGGATGCGGCTGTAAGTAAGTTTGAGGCGTTAATGGCTCCTACGAATTATAAAAGACCTAAAGCATTAATTACTCCTCAGATGATTAAATCTGCTAAGGAACGTTTAACTGAGTTAGGTATCTTAGATTCATTACAACGGACTTTAGTAACTTCAAAAGATGTACCTGTTAAAGATTTAATTTATCTGAATAGAGATAAGCCTAGTGATAACATTTTCGATATACTGGATAACGATGTACAACATAACCCATCTAAGCTAAAAACAAAAAAGATTGGCTTATCAGACTTCTTAACAAAAGTTTTACCCAAATCAAGTAAAGTAGAAGTCTTATTTGAAAGGAAACACATTAGCAACTTAGTGTCTCTTGTAGGCCCTTCAGTAGAAGATTCACCTAATATCTTTAAATGGGATAACCCTTACAGTTGGACGTATCACAACGGTCTAAGCGATTCAATAAAAGAAAAAGTAAAACAGGCTGGTGGGGAGACTGATGGCTATTTAAGGGTTTCATTAGGTTGGTCAAATTACGATGACTTAGACCTTCATATACTTGAACCAGGTCGCATTAAAATCTATTACAGGAATAAGACATCTTGTAAAACAGGTGGTAAGCTTGATGTAGATATGAATGCAGGGGGAGGATATACTCGTACACCTGTAGAAAATATAATTTACCCTTCACAAAAAAAGATGACTGAAGGGGCTTATCTTGTAAGCGTTCACCAATTTTGTAAAAGAGAGACTAAAGACACTGGCTTCACTGTAGAAATTGAAGTAGGAAATCAATTTTATTCTTTTTCACAAAAAGACTCTCCTAAAGATTTAGCTTATGTAGATGTTGCTAAAATTTACTATTGTAGTAAAAGTGGTGAAATAACAATAAAGCCTCTTATTGATTCAGAAAGTAATATCTGTACAAGCAATGAGTGGGGTATAGACACTTACAAGTTTCACAAAGTTAATGAAATATGTTACTCACCTAATTACTGGGACAATGAAATAGGTAATAAACACATCTTCTTTTTCCTGGAAGGTTGTACAAATCAAGATGTATCAATAAGACCTTTCTTTAATGAGTATCTTAAAAATGAGTATATGAATGATAAACGAGTCTTTGAAGTATTAGCTAATAGATTAGATGTACAACGAGTAAATAAAGAACTCTCTGGTCTAGGCTTTTCACTTACTCAAGATAATAATTTAATAGTCCGAGTAGATAGTAAACTGTACACAATTAACATCAAGTAATATGACTGACAATATCTTTTTCCTAGCTTGTTTAAATGAGTTTCGATATAATTGGAATACAGCTTCTTTTGATACAGAAGACTTGTTTAAAATTCCTCTAAAAACCTTAGATGCAGTAGCCGTTTCTCTGTATGAGGAGCTAAATAAAAGCAATGTATCCTTCATTAAGGACGTAAGCTCTGAGAATGAGTTACTTGCTCTAAAGCTTGACGTCGTGAAACAAGTAATTAAGTATCGACTTCAGTTAAAGGAAGAGGCTGAAACTGCAAAAGTGAATGCAAACAAACGTCAAGAAATCTTGGCGGTATTACACGATATGCAGAAAAATAAGCTACATTCTAAAACAGAAGAAGAGTTACTTGAGATGCTTAAGACTCTTGATTAGTTAATCCTTCTACCATATTCTATAAACGTTAATGTAAACGACATAATGTAGAACGGTATTTCTAAACCAACTTGAGGATTCATTGAACCGGAATACTGAACAGGGAATAAGATAATACCTTCCCTGTTTGTGTACCCGGTTTGTAAATCCAAAGGTTCTGGTTTTACATAATCCTTAATTAATATAGTTTCACGATTTTTAATACAGTCTTGACCAATAAGTGATACAATCTCTGCTAATTCAAAATAAGGGTATTCTAGTAAAACATTAAAACCTCGTCTAACTGTACTGTATGTAAGATATGAACCATTACCCGTACTGTTTAACGTAGAAGCTGACCCTTGGTTCGCATCATTATATTTTTCAGGGTCAACGTAAAAACAAATATAGTCTTCACCTTCTATTGTTTCAAGTAATTCATCTTTAAAACCTTCAGGGTCTTGTACCACAGCTTCATTAAATACACTATTTCTTAAGTATTGAGCTTTATCTTGTATTTTAATTTTACGATAGGGTGAACAATTAGTTGGCATCTGTTATCTCACTAATTTTTAATTTATTATTTAATATTTGTTCAGTCTTTTCATCTAAAACATCTGTAAATTCTAGGTCACAAAATAGACTACAATCAGGTATGTCAATCTTAGGTAAACGACCTGTACCAGGTTTTAAATCTTTAAGAAACACACCTTTAATACAAGAGTGTCCTTTACTTTTCTCTAATTCAGACATCTTATCAAAAGTTTCTGGAAACAACTCTCTTATTAAATTCCAGTACCCCATACCACCTTTAACACAACCTACACAGTTATTGTTGTTAAAACCTAGTTGATACATCTTAGGTATTTCAATACCCTCTTTTAGTAAAATTTTAAGACAACTTTTTTTAGTTAACTTCTCCTCAATTAATGGAAATAAAGGTCTAGTATTAGGGTGCTGTTCGACAAAACGTATAGCTCTATTTATTTCACTTTTTGAGTATTCAAACCCAAAGACTTGATTAGTGAACTCATTTTCTTTTTCAAAATGTACTCTAACATCTTTTTTTAAATAAGTTGTACAAGGCGCACCTCTAGGCCCGTTTACATACGACCTAGTACCTCTTTTGATTGCGTCAAACTGGTCAGTGTATTTTAAACTTTTAATCGTTTCAATTTTTTTACCGTACCAGTCTTCACAATCTTTTTTAAACCTTTCATTATCAGGATGTGCAGTGTCAATATGAATATATACTGCGCGAACGTTATCTATGGAATATTTATCAAAAGCAAGTTTACAAGCAACAGCACTTGTAACACCTGCTGACCACCAAGCTATTATTTTCATTTACAATCTTTTTTGAACTTCCTCAATTACATTATAGAACTGATTGTTAAAGTTAGGTATATTCTTAGCTTCTTCAGTCATTGTAATTGGTGAGTTAATCGTAATGTTATTTTCTTTCTTGTCTTTAAGTAAGTCTCGAATCTCCTCTAATGTATGTGTCTGTCTAGCTATTACCTTTTCACTGTCTTTTCTAGTTTCATTAGACATCGTAGATTTAGATTCTTTATTAATTAAAGAACGCATTTCATCAATATCTGGGATATTTGTTTTTAAAAGATTATAAGAACGGTTGTCATATTTTTTTTGGTCTTCTGCATAAGAAGAAGGCATATCATCTAAAAGACCTCGCTCCTTAGCTAATTTAGCATCGTCTTGTACTTTTTTTGCTATTTCATCTTTAGTCCAAACTTTTTTGATTTGGTCTTTTCTATTAAAACCACCGAGACGATGCCAAACATCTAAAGACTCTAACTCTAGTTTAGTCTGCCTCATATCATAAAAAGACCTCTCTACCTCAGATAATTGGTCTGGGTTAAAATTAAGACTAGCCATAGCCTTATCAATTTTTTCATATATCTGCTTAGTAATATTATCAACAAATTGTGAATTATTCTCTTTAACTACAGTAGCCTGTCTTTCAATTATTGCGGTTTGATTTTCAATATTTTTAACTAACTTTCGTTCACCCTCTGTCATGTTTTCGGGAGAGAACCGATTTATGGCAGATGTCTGATTTTCAATATTTTCAGTAACCTTCTCTGGTATTAATTTACTTAGAATCTCTGTCTGATTTTTAAGTATTGGTGTCTGGCTCTGAATAGCTGTTACGATTTCTTTAGTAACTATCTCAGCATTTGATTCAGATAAACTCTTAGAGTAAACTTCTAAATCTTTTTTAAGACTTTCTGTTATGTCTTTTCTTTCTGGTAGTTTTAAACTAAAATCTGATAACTCTCTAAGCTGTTTAAGAAGTCTGTCTTCGGATTTATCTCTAAGTTTATTAGCCTCTCTACGAACTCTTGCATCATCTTTACTTGACTTAGTAAATTTAGCTTTCTCACCTTCAAGCTGTAACCTCTCTTGGTCTTGCTGAAAATCTAACTGACCTACTCTTTGTCGGTCTAAATTAGCTTCTAATGCCTGTTGTTTTTGGATAACGTCATAGAGTTCCTTTTGACTATTTAAAGTCTGTACAGCAGCTTCTACAGTGAGTCTAGCAGCTTCCTTATCCTCTTCAGAAGAGTTTCTGTTTGCTTGAATCTTTTTCTCTTCAATAATTGCTAATCTTACAGCGGCTTCAGACCGTATTAACTCTGTCTCTTTTTCAATAAGCTGTCTTTGTCTAGCAAGCTCGTTTCTCTTTAACTCAAACTTAAGTTGTTTATCTTGAATTTCTTGAACTATATCTAGTCGTTTAAGCTCACCATCAAGTCTTTGCCTTTCAAGAGTACGACTACGCACTTCTGTTTTTACTAAAGACTTTTCTAAATTAAATAGGTTAGCAATACCTGAAGTAAGAATATCAATACTATTTTGTTGAGACGCAATTAGCTTATCTTGTAAACCTAAAGTAGCATCTAATACCTGATTCATGTCAGTGTATTTTTGAAGTGAAATAGAAATACTTTGTTGTCTAAGTTTTTCTAAAGATATCTGCTTATCTAACCTAGCAATAACCTCCCGGTTTTTAGCAATCTCAAGGTCTAGTAAACCACGTTCACCTACAAGTTCCCTTCTCTGTTGGATAATTAATTGTTCATTTTTAATCTGCCTTTCTTGTAAGATTAGTTGCTCATTCTTTATTTCACTTTCTTTATCTAATAGAGATAAGTTTTGCTCAATTTGTTTTAATTGAACTTCTAATAATTCAATATCTTCTTTAGATTTATTAAATATTTCAGCTTTTTTAATCTCAAGCTCTATACTAATTTTTTGAGAATTAAGCTGTAACTCTTGTAACTGCTGTTCAGCTATAATAGATTTTTTCTGTAACTCAAGACTTTGTTTTTGATTTTCTAATTTACGGTCTTCTATATCTAAAGACTTAAGTTGTATCTCATTTTGTCTTTGTACAAGCTGTGTATTTATTTCAGCTTTCTTAACCCGGTCAGTTTCTCTATCTATGACAAGTTGAAGTCTTTCTCGCTCTAGTGAAAGTAAACTTTGTTCATACTCAAAACCAATTTCTTTCTCTTGTTGTAATAATCTAATTTGTTTAATTTCTAATTTAAGTAGTTGAATCTTATACTCTTGGGTAACTTTAAACTTTTCAAAAGCAAGCTGCTCTTGTTTAATTTGTTTCTCAAGTGCCTGGATTTTAACATCTTGAACTATCTTTGCAAATTCAGTTTCTAATCTTTCTTTTTCTTGTAAAAGTTTGGTATGTTCTACATTACCTTTTTTAAATGTCTTTGAAAGTTTTTCATTAGCCGCTAATTCTTCTTTAATCTTTGACTGCTTTAGTGCTGAAATTTTATTCAAATAGTTCTCATAAGAGATAGTGTCTTGAATATAAGCTTTCTCCACTTCTGCTATTTCTAAATTGATTAACTGAACTCGTTCATCTTTAGCAGCTTCAAGTGTTTGCCTTTTTTGCTCTAAATGATTTTTTAATAATTCCGTTTCTAAAATATTAATTTCTTTCTGTGTCTTAAGATACTCTTCACTACCTTTAATAGTTAGCTTAAGTTTAGCTTTTAGATACTGTATCTGTATTTTAATCTTCTCATTGGCTAAGTTTTGCTCCTCTGCTAAGAGTTCTAAATTACTTCCTTTAGTTCTTTTTAAGGATAATGCAGCTTCTTCAATCTCTACCTTATAAATTTTTTTACGATACTCTCTATCAAGTGTCTGGATTTTAACATCTTGAATTGTTTTTGCGGACTTAGTTTCTAATTCCTCTCTTTCTTGTAAAAGTTTAATATGTTCTACACTATTCTTTTTAAATGTCTCTGAAAGTTCTTTATTAGCCGCTAATTCTTCTTTAATTTTTGACCGTCTTAATGCTGAGATTTTGTTTAGATAGTTTTCATAAGAAATAATGCCTTTAACATAAGCTTTCTCCACTTCTGCTATTTCAAGATTAATTAGTTGAACTCGTTCATTTTTAGCGGCTTCAGTCATTCGTCTTTTTTGTTCTAAATGACCTTTTAATAACTTTGTCTCTAAAAAATTAATCTCTTTCTGTGTATTAAAATACTCTTCACTATCTTTTACCGCTAAGTTAAGTTTGGCTTTTAGATACTGTATCTGTATTTTAATTTTTTCATTAGCTAAGTTTTGTTCTTCTGCTAAAAGTTTTAGATTATTTCCTTTAGCTCTCTCTAAGGCTAGTTCAGCTTCTTTAATCTCTATCTTATTAGTTTTTTGACGATACTCTCTATCAAGTTTTTCCTGTTCAAACCGTTTATCACTATTTAGTAACTGAGATTCTTTTTCTGCAATCTCTTTTAGTAAATTAAGACGTTCTATACTACCTTTTTTAAGAGTCTTTAGTCTAATCTTTTGATACTCAATATCGTTTTCTAAAATAGTATTTTGTAATTCTTTACTTTTTTGTAAATAAATATTTTCAGAAAGATTTTCTTTTAAGTATTTTTTTTCTAACTCAGCTTGTTCTAAATTAAAGTTTGCAACTCTTTTCTGCATATAAAACTTAGAAAGTTCAAGACTTTCCTTTTCAGCTAATTCAGCTAAATCTAATCTAGTTTTATGTAATTGAGCATCTAGTTCAAGATATTCGTCGGAACCCTCTTGTAGCGCAACAAGTCTCTTTTCTAACGTATCTTTATCAATCTCTAAAGACCTTCTGTTTTGTTCAAATCTTTGTTTAAAAAGTTCCTCAGTAGTACCATTGTTTATTTCAATTTCTAATTCAGACTGCTCTTTTCGTAGTTCAATAATACGTTTAGTTTTATCCCGTTCAATATTTTGAATCTGTTTATCTCTATACAGCTTTTGTTTCTCAAAAGTATTCTCAAGTAACTCTAGTTGAATCTCTTTTCGTTTATCTGCATTATTTCTATATAAACCAAGTTCTTTAAGTAAACCTTGACGAGCTATCTCCAGTTTCTTTTCTTGCAATTTAAACTCTTTATCTAATTCACTACTGTCAGAGCCGTCTAACATAGCTTGCTGACTTTGAATAAGCTGTTTTTGAAGTGCTGAATTTTTTAACCGTACTTGTTCTTCAATTCTCTTTTTATTTAGTTCCAATATAGTACGATTTTTCTCAATTTCTAAATCTTTTATTGCTTGAACAATTGCAGCATACTTTTCTTTATATAACTCATCTTCTTTATCTAAAGATGCAAGAGTTTCTTTTTTCTCTCTAATTAAGTTGACATAGTATTTAGTCTCTAATCGTGAAATATTATCTAAGTAAGTCTGTCTAGTTACTATACCTGACTCAAGATTGTCTTGTAAATCTTTCTTCTCTCGGTCTATTAAAATTTGTCGAAGTTTAGTTACTCTATCTTGTTCCTGTATCTGTAGTTTAAGTCTGAGATTGATAAGTTCTTGTTCAGCTTTTTGTACATAAACACTCTCTTCTGAATAAGATTTTTTAAGAGTTTCTATTTCAGCTTCTTTTACTTCAATAAATTTTTTAGTAACTAACTCTTGTAAATCAAATGTTTGTTTTGCATAGGTCTGTTCTAGTAAAAGTTTCTGATTAAATAAGCTTTCATACTTCTCAATACGCAACTTGTTTAACAGGGTTTCCTCTTGACCAATATTTTTCTGAATATTTAATACCTGTTCTTGTAAAGCTTTATAGACTTCAGGTTCAATATACTGTTTAATTTCTTCAGTGAAAATAGATAGTCTTTGTACAGCTTCTTTAGATGTAATCTCTCCGGCAGCGTTAAGTTCTCTGATGTTATTTAAGTAACTATTAATCTGAGAGTTAAACTTTTGAGGGTCAATCTCTTCAAAAGAAAATGTTTTAACTAATTCAACTCCAATATCCTTAAGATTACTAATTAGCTCTTCTTTATTTTCACCGTTAATACTTTCATAGATTTTGTCAAGTTTTTCTGTAGGAATATCTGAAATAGCTATACCTAACTGTTTAAACTCTTGAGCTAATGATTCTCTAGTGACCTTTATTCGCCCGTTTAATAAGCCGTCAACTAAGTTTTTAACTTCTGTATCAACGTAAGATGTTTGACCCTCTATAACAGCACTAATCTTTGACAAGGTATTATCTAATTGAGCTTCCAACTTATCACTTTCAGTATTTAGTGAAGTAATAAAAGAAGTTACGCCTAAGTTATCTTCATTAGTATTTAAGAATTTTCTACGAGTTTCTTTATACCTGTCTTCCATAACCTGTACAGAAGTAATGATTGACTTAAATGTGTCTGTATTAATATTTTTAAGTACATTACTATTTTTTAGATATAGCTCTTCTAAATTCGCTGCAATCCTCTCAACATCCTCTCGATTCTTAGCTCCTAAACTATTTAATAGAGGTTTGTATTCATCAATAGATGCTAATAATTCAGCTATTTTAATTTTTTGACCGTCAATCTGTTCGCCCGACAAAGCTTTAGTCAATGTATTAAACGCCTCTTGATTTATTTTAAGAGTTTCTTGACCTTCTTCATTAACAGATACAAGGTCTGTTTTTAAATCAGTTAATGTTTGTTTAAGTACAATAGAACCGTCATTAACACTTTTAATAAAATCTGTACTATTATTAACGATTTTATTTTGATACAAGCTAAAACTAGACTGTATTTCGTTATTTAGTTCATAGTTAAGGTTTTGTAAACTATTTTTTGTATTGTCTAATTCATTTACAGAGATAACTTCGTTTTGAGTGTCTTTAAGTGTATCTAAATATTGGTTTCTTACTTTTAGGTATTTTTCTTGCTCTTTATATGTTTCAATACTTACTCTTTTCAACTCTTCAAGTGTTTGAATTTTTGCACGAGTCATATCTAACTCAGCCTTTTCTAAATCAGTCATTTTCTTACCTTTGTCTTCTAAAATCTGAACTCGTTGCTCTTGTACAGCTATAGAATTTTCTACAAACTTAATCCTTTGTTTATGTATCTTCTCTTCACGGTTAAAATCCTCAGCAGTTAATAAGATTTTTTCTTTAATTTTTTCATTAGTTATTTCTGATAAAGGTACACCTTCTCTCATTAACTTATTCTGTTTAATTATTTGAAGATTGCCTCTATGTAAAGAATCTTCTAAATCAGCAAATACTTCAGCCCTTTTACTATAGCCAGACAACCTAGCTTGCCAGTCTTTAATACCTAACATTTTTGTTAAGCTATTACCGACATCACCGTAAGTTACCACCTCTTTATTAAAATTTTTTAACTTCTTATCAGCATCTACTAATCTATCTGAGAGTTTAAGTAAAGTCTTTTCGCTACGATTGTAAGCAAGACCGAGGTTATCCATATTACTTACATGGTCTTTTACATCTTTACTTAGTTCTTTATAAGTCTCTTTAAGCTCGTTATTCTTACTTATAAGAGACCCTATTTTCATAATAAGCCCCATTACGACCGTTAGAACTGCCATAGAAGCAATTGTTGACATAAGACCTGCAACAGCTAATCCAGCACCCTTAATAGCTCCAGAAAGCCCTCCAAACTTAATCTTTAAAAAATCAACTGCTTTAGCTATAAAAGGAAATTTTGTAAGAATACTTTTAGTGAATAGGCTAATCTTTGTTTGTGCCGTCTGTGCTTTAGTTGATAGAAATGTAAAACCTTTACCAACTTTAAGTAACCAAGGAAACTTTTTAATCAAAGACGCTGTAGTGGCATCTATTTGATTTTTCACAAAGCCCATTATTTTAGCATTAGTTTTATGTATGATATTATTTCTTACAATTACTTCATTGCCAAAAACCATGATTTTAGTTAACTTACCTTGAGCTAACCCTTCCTCCTGTATAGCTATTTTTTTAGCTCGTGAAAGATTAAGAGAAGTTTGTTTAACTACATTTTGTTGAGCTTCAAGTTCCGTGTTTACTTGTGTTAATTGATTTGTTAACCTCTGTATATTCCACTCATTTTTATTAACTTCGAGTTTTGCTTTATCAAGTTGTATAGACAAAGCTTTTTGAGTGTTTTGTAAACGAATTAATTGAGCTTGTTCAAAATCCTGTTTAATTTGTGCAGCGCTTAAGTTTAAATATACTTGTTTAATATTATTTACTTGCGTATCGACTTTAGCAGACACACCTTTTTTAATAGCTCCTAGTTCTTTAAGCTGTTTAATTTCTATATCTCTTTGTATTCTCAACATTTCTCGAAGTTTTCTCTCTTTCTCTAATTGAATTTGAGTAAGATTTTGTTGAGAACGCATCTCTTTTCTTTGAGCGCTAGTTAAATTCGCGTCGTTAGCTAGTTGGTCTTTTGAACGAGCTAATCTTTCATTTAGGTCAGCACTTCTGTTACTACTAGCCCCTATATCTTTTGCAACTGCTATAACACGACCCTTCTGTTTATTGTATTTCTCCGTAGCTTTTGTCATACCAGTTCTTTGAAGTATCTGTGTATGAGTAAACGTACCTTTAACAGCGGCATCTAATTCTTTTTGAGCATCTTTAGATAGTTTAGCTGTCTGTACAATGCCTAAGTTAATATCAGTGACAATACCTTTTTGCTTTAATAAAGTTTGGTTAACACTTGTTAAAACTCTTCTATGCTCTTGATTAACTCCTACAAGATGTCCTAATACTTTTAACCAACCATGTTTTTCTTTTATTAAGCTTTTAATTAATTTTGTCTGGTCTAATATACCTGCATTGGTTGTACCGAAAAATTTATTTGAAATACTATTAAAGACAACTGTGAAAGCTTTAAAAGATAAAATAGTAGTGAAGGTACTAAACAGTGCTTTTCCTATAGCTACAATTGTACCCGTAACTTTACCAATCTTTTCTACAACTATTGCTAAGTTCTTTGCTAATTCAATTACTAAATCTTTATTCTCTAAGATAATATTTCTAATAGAAAAAGCACTTTCTTCATAACGTTCAAGATATTTATTTTGCTGTTCCGAAAAAGCTTTACCAAAAGAAATCAATAGCTCGTTATATGAGTTTTGAATTGCTTGAAATTTTTTCTCTGTTGATTGAGCGATATTCTCAAAAGCTTCATCTAACGTACCTGTTGTAGTAGCATTTATCTGTTCAAGGTTATCTACGAAACTGTTTGCTTCATCATTTGTTAAAGCAATAGCAGCTTTAAAAGCATTCATTTCTGGGAATAACTCTCTTAGCTTTTCAATATTCCCACCAAGAGCTTTACTTAACTGTTGTAGCTTAGGTCCAAAGTTAGATAGGTCATCAAAAGTTACTCCAAGCTCTCTTAATATTTTTTTCTGTTCCGGTCCCATAGAGAGGACTGAGTTAATAAAGCTGTTTAAAGCGGTTACAGAGGGCGCTGTAGGCATACCAGAGGTTGTTAACGTATCAACCGATGCAAGTACGTCCTCAAACTCTAACCCGGCGGCTTTAGCTGAGGTAAATGCCTGGGGTAAAATATCTTGAGCTTCTTTAACAGAAGTTAAACCCAACTGTTCCATCTTCAGTAATTTAGCTGCGACATCTCCCGCCTCTTCACCACCTTTGTCAAAACTTCTAAGACTTTTAATAATAAGACCACCTACCCCAAACTTATCCGGGGAGCTTGCACCGACGGATAGTTTCTCAATAGATTCTAAAATGCTTAAGTTTTCCTTCATATCACTAAATTCACCAGAAGCAACTTGATAAGAGATAGCTAGTGAATCAATAGAGGATGTTAGGTTTTTTAAAGGGCCATCAACAGTTTTTTGTAACTCATTACCGTATTCTTTTAAGACTGATTTAGATGCACCAAAGATTGTATTAAATTGATTTAAACTTGCTTCAAATTGGTCAAATGCAACTAAGGATTTATTTGTAAACTCTTCTACAATAGCAGGGTTGAGAGTGAAAAAACCAAGCATCTCATCCTTAAGTCTGGCAATAGATACGTCATATCCACTATTTGCCATACGATTTAATACTTTATCTGTCCTACTCCATACGTTTGTTATATCTTCTGCAAACGTTTTAGCAATTTTAGTAAATTCTGCCATGAAGATAGAGACATTAGAGTACGCATTAAAACCACCCCAAAGTATCTTACCAAGATTTATCTTTCCTGAGAGTTTTGATAGGTTACTCAACTCTTTAGTTACATTTTTTACAGATTTCTCATAAGCTTTTAATTGTTTACTCGATATTTCTACTGATTTATTAACAGCTTTTATCTGTTTATTTTGTTTAGTAAAACTTTCAGAATAACTTTTAAATGTTTTCTGTAAAGGTGTTAATATTTTCTCTGATAAATCTTTAAGCTTCTTCTTACTTTCGTCAAAAAACTTTAATAGTTCATCACTATCCTCAATACCAAAGGCTATTTTCTTTTCTGTAGAGTTTGTGTTTTGTCCTGCCGCTACCATAATTAAATCCTGTTAATAAAAAAAAGAACTTTAACTAATTAAAATTAAAGTTCAAAAAATCTTTGCTAGATATGTTTTTGCCACCTATATTAATAGTATGGTTGTCTTTACCCTGTTCTCGTATTTTATCCATACTCTCTTTTACACTTTCAGCTTTTTTCTCTTCTTCGGGTTTTCTTAAATAAACAGTTTCTTTAATAAGATTTCTGATAAAGATGTGGTCAAAAGTTTGCCAGAGTTCGATAGGGTTTAAATTAGATTCTTTATATATTTCAATAAGGAAAGCTAACTCTTCAGCGTCATAGTCATCTACTCGTCGTTTTGTATTTGAGACATTCTGTGAGTTAGACGTTTCTCTATCCGCTTTCCCATTTCTGCAATAGGTAAGAGTAAATCAAGATAATGTAATTGAGATATCAAAGAAGGGTTCTCTGCTACATCATCGGGGGTTACTCGAAGATTATCCTCTTGAATCGCTGAAGTAAAAAAGATTGAACCTAATTGTGTCAAGTCATCTTCTATTTCACTTAAATTAAAACCTGCCTTAGCTTTACCTACGACAGGTAACATTTTTGCTAAAGTACACATTTTATCCCAAGTTGTATCGTCTTTGATAGTAGTTCCAATACTTAAGTTGTTTACAAAAAACTCTTCTAGTATTTCTAGTTGTAACTGTTCAACCTCCCTATATTTAATACGGGGGACTCTTTTTACAATATACTCTTTAACTACTATCTCATTATTATCTTGTTCGTTGTATTCTTTAATCTGTACTTTAAAATGTTTCATTATTATTCACACACTAGAAGTTCATCAGTCCAGGTATATTCAATCGGTTTACAAGCACCTAATGGGGTATAAGCTTTGAGTGTAAGTCCGATTGTCTCACCGTTAAAGTCAATACCAGAGTCCGTAAACGAGAGTTGTACTTTAGGTGCATACACATAACCTAGTCGATTACTAGATGATAACACGACACCCGCTAAGGAGTGTAGTTGTAAAGGTGTATTACTTAAAGAGAACCCAGTTGTACTCTTCTTATATCGAACACTGACAGTCTCTAAAGCATCTACTAAAGCTGCATCAAAAGTAACTACATCAGCTAACACCGTATATTCTGTATCTAGTGTTAATAGAACAGACTCATGTAAATCATTTTTGTAAGAAATTTCTAATTCAGTGAAACCAGTAGGTAAAGTAATACTGTCTCCAATTTTTCCACCAAGCTCATAAGCCTCAGTAACATAGACATCTGTTGTTTCACTAATACCTTCATAACCCAGTTTAAGGTACTGAAGTTCGGGGCTGTTAATTGGATACTCTAAGCTGATTATTGGAGTTTCTCCTGTTAAGTAGGATGCAACTTCTCTTATTAAGCCACCTTGTCTTCCCATAATCTGTCTTTCATTACGACCGGGGTCGTAAGTGAAATTAGAAGGGACGGGTAAGTGGTAAACAACTCCATCAGATAATCTTTTTAAATGTAATTCGACTACACCTCTAGGAGTTTCATAGTATTTTTGTTGTGTCATTTTTGTATCTTATTTTTTAAAGGTTAATTACTCTACTACAGTAATATTTGTAGTAAGGTAGGAATAGACTGCCTGATTTAATTCACTCATCAAGGTTCTATACTGAAACGTCAGACCTCGTTGTATCATTAAAGGGCAGGTCGGACTTAAAAGAGCGTTGTTAATTGCTTTAGATATACCGTGAAGTAATGGTTGAAGTTTTTCTTGTTCTGGTAATACAAGGCTGTAGTGAATGTTAATAGTGTTGGTATTATTTAAAGACCTATTACTAAAACTACTACTAACTCTAAAGACTTTTAATAAAGGAAAATCTGAATTAGATAGACTGTAAGCATCGTAAAATTTAACAGTTCGTACAATTTTATCTCCTAAAGAGTATCCATGTTTTTTAGCTGAGGTAAGGTACATCCGATTAAGGGTGTCATACAGATATAGACCAAGACTTTCTACTGTATTGTCTTTATGAAAGACTGTATCAGACTCAAGAAAACCTCGACCATCTGTACTATCTTTCACTATTAACTGATTAAGTCTGTCGTTTGGTATCATTCTTTTTAGTCTTTTTCTTCTTACCTTTATCTTTTTCAGCTTTCTCGTCTTCTAATATCTGCATCTCTACTTCAGGAACATACTCAGTTTCCATGTATTCTCTGCCTTTCATAAAGTAAGTCATTAAATACAACGCTACCTTTTCTGATAATTCATCGTGTATAAACATAAATCTACGTCTTGGTACACCTCTACCAGGTTCACCATACTGATGACTGTCAGCATAAGGGACAAGTGTTACATACTCAAAAGAATCGTTCTGTATCCTAAAATAAGATTCCTGGTTATCTACGAGTAAAGACCTGTACAATCTACCAGTATCTTTTAGAATCTGTTTACCTTGTCTTCTAGGATTCCTTTGTAAAGTTACTTCAGAAAGGGGTTCCCAGTATTCTCCACCATAGACTATACCTCCACTTTCTACTGAAGGCGCTGTCCTAAACCTTATTTCAAAATCTTCTTTAACTATGTTTTTTAAACCAATCTCTACTTCATAAAGGTTAGCTCTACGATTACCTACAGCTTCTACAAACTCGTTGTAACCTAAATATGCAGTTAAATCTATTTCAAGTTTAGCCATGTTAACAAGGGCTTATAGTAATTTGTCCACATTCAATTACATACTGTTCATCTAGGGAGTTATCTACAATTAATTCGTAGTTAAATTTCCTATCAATAGATGATTGTGGGAAAAGACTCATATCAGAAGTCCTTAATTGAATTTGATAAATCAACTCTTTCTTATTATCTTCAAGTAGAGTTTCACTACGAAGAATAATTGAATTATCTCGATATCTTGTAGATTTATCTATTACTAAGTTGTTTCCATCAAATACTTTGAAAAGAATAGCTGTACCGATTTGAGATATCTGTTTCCCATATAAATAAAAGTCAATAGCATAGTTGTTAAGTCTTTTAAGTTTTTGATTCTTAAAAGCTTTGTCGCCTAACATTAAGTCACCGCTTGGGGGTGTAGTCATCATGTATCGTTGTACAGGATTTACTACAAAATGAGACTCATCAATCCCTATTTCACTACCTATATTTCTTATGTAATTTGTCTTTGCAAAGGTATTACATGAATCAATATAGGCAGACATTTCTAAACTTCTTTCTTTATTTGGGCTAACATCTATATCAAAGGTTTCTAAATATGTTGAAGCTTTCATAGACCTTTCATAATACACTTTTGAAAGCATATTACTTATATCTGTTTTAGCTGAAACATATAAAGCACTTGATTTATTTGGAACTACTGAAACACTAAAACTATCAAGATAACTTTTTGCCGTCGCACTACGCTCAAAGAATACATCAGACATTACTGTATTAGCAGAATCCAATACAGCTTTATTAGATAAACTCCTTTCAAAAAAGAGAAGAGCATTGTCTAGTTGAATGTTTGAAGTATCTAAATAGGTCGTACATTGTAAGTTATATGTAGTCATGTTATTCAGAAATAGTTATAGAATTAATACCGATTTTAAGTTTGTCATCTTCAAATAAGACTACACTTTTACTACTATCAAAATTATTTGCATAGAGTAAAGAAGTCATACCTGTTGCGGTTTTATAAATCGCGTAAGACTTTGCTTGTGGCCAATCAGCGGTAGCTTTTTCAAAAATAAGCACCAGTAAGTTCACTGCATTACGACCTGTAACTGACCAATTTGAGCCATCACAAGGGATTGGTAAACGTAAGTAACCGGGTGCTGTAGTAACGTCAAATTCTTTAATGTCTCCAGTTGTCGGAGTATTTGTATTAACTAAATCACTACCTAATGCTAAAAATACTTGAGAAGGTGTTTCAAAAATCTCAGAACGTAATAGTTTTAACTGAGAGTTTGCTAAATAATCACTTTTTTTACTCAGAGTATTGTCTGATTTAGTTTCAGAAATAACTAACTTACCGGGTGGGATATTAAAGTTATCACCAACTCCAATAGAGCGAGCTAAATCAATGTGACCATAGTAAAGAATATTACCTGCTGTAGAAGCATCAAAAATACCAAAAGCTACAACACTTGGATAAATTTCTAAAGCATCGTTGAAGGTTATATCTTGCTGATTATGGATTTGCCTATTACTAGGTTCACTCCAATATGCTGTACCCAATGGATACGCTACTCTAGCATATCCTGTAGTACCAGGAATTTCTGTAAAATTACTTCCATCTGTTGCGGGTAAAGTGCTAGATAAGGCTATGAAAACATTACCAGCGGTGTTAGGTAAGGATACTACGTCTCCAGTTAAGAAGCTAAGTAAGTTACCTGCTAAAATTGTTGATTTACGGTCTGCCATATTTTATATGTATCTTTTGTATTTGTTATAAATCTGTGTGTATCCAGGTGACATATCTGTTTTATGTTGAATTTTCTGCCCCTCTTTAAGTAACTCTACTTCTTTTTCTTGAATATCATAAAACATTAAGTCTTGATTACTTGTAAACTCTGTAGGTATGTCAACTAATGAAATAGATTGATAGTAGTCAAACAGACCTTCTCTATGTTCATTATAGCAATTAATCCAAATACATCTATCTTTAGGTATCTTGTATTGAGATAGAACTTTAGTGATTAATAAATACCTTCCATTAGTTATATCAGAACCTTTATGGTCGTCTAAATCTTTTACCGTTACAAGCCAGTAGTGATATGGTATCCATCTGAAATAGTAATCTTTAAGGTCTTCATCTCTTACGGGGCTGTAGATGTTTAAAATACATTTACTATCATCGTTTGACCATTCAAATACATGGTCTTTGGGTTGGTTATAAAGCTTTAGAATCGGTTCCATAATTGTTAATCTTTCAAATATTTACCAATACGAGCTTTGTAAACTTCTTTTTCTCTACCTAATTCTGTATGACTGTTAGGTGTTACTTCTGGCGCTAAATCACTTCTATCAAAACCTTTTTGACTTCTATCAAACGGGCTTACAGGTCTAGTTATCGGACCTAGCGTATTACTAGGAGATAAGTTATTAGCCTCTCTAGCCATTTTATATTTCATAGTCTCTAAACTACGTTCTTTCTCTTTACGTTCTCTAATCTCTTCGCTGAAGGGGTTTAGTCTTAAACTTTGTCTTACGGGAAATCTTGGTTGCATCATATTTATTTCTCTTCCTATTTTTGTAAGCAGTATAACCTGCCATACTTAAACCGCCTAATGTAGCAATACCGAGTCCAACCCTGTAGTCAAATTTCCTACGACCTTTTATACCGTCATAAGCATAAGGGATTGTTCTTGCATCGCCCGCTACATCTATGTATTTAGCCATTACTAATCTCGGCATTCATTGGTCTATTTCTTCCACCTCGTTTAGGCTCATCTTCAAAGTTGATACCTAATTTATCGAGAGTGTCTTTACCCATTCTACCAATCATTACAGTTGAAGGAGTTAATAAATCTCGTCTTCTGTTTCTCATAGGAGTGTGAATAAGTATTAATGGATGAGCTTCTGTAGAACCTTCTTCTCTATTATAAGAGACTCCAGGGATATAGATGTTTGTGCCTACGAAATAAGCCTTAAGCTCTTCTCTAGCCCGCTGTAACATCGTTCCACCGTATCCACTGTCTCCACCTAGTGAAGGTACAAGAGAGGTATCATACAGGGATATTGCTAACTCAGCTAATACAAACTTTTCTACAATATCTTTAAGTACAACCTTATCTCTCTCATCTACAGGTAATACATAAAGAGTCCCAAAGTAAACGTCAATCTTATGTTCAACTTGATGAACAATATCTTCAACTAACTCAGGGTCTATAGTTTGACTTATAACTCCCGTCTCGTCTAAAGGTATTAATGCAGATTGAAATACGTTAGCTCTCCTACCTATTTTACGATTAAGAGATGTGAAGGATGTGTACCTAAATTCTTTATCCATAACTCTATTTAGCAAATTTGCGTAATGTACTAATCCATCCTCTAATCTCTCTTGATGTAGAAGCTCCTGTAGATACGGTATCTTTAGCCAGTCTAGCTCTGTGATAGCTTCCTACATTTTCAATATCGTCTTTATTGCTTGGTTTACTGGGGCCAGAAGGACCGGGCTTAACTCGTTCTTTTGTATTCTTCCGTCTTAGACCGTGAAAGCCTTTGTCTTTTTGTTCTTTGGCAAAGTTTACAAATCTTCTAGGCATCAAAATTAGTCCTCCCTGGTAAACCGGATGGCGTACTTAAAAGTTTCTTTTCTTTTTTCAGTTTATCTTTAATCTCATCTTTATTCATTGCCATATTCATTAAGTTAAGGTACTCATCGTTAATTTTAAAGCGCTCTCTAAGTATTTCTAATACACCTAAGCCTGTACCTCCAATAATGGCAAAAAGAGCTTGAAAAGATTCTTGAGTAACTACACCATCATCTAAATAGTCGTAATAAATATTTAAACAAGGTGTAGAAACTGAAATAAGAAAAGTAAGACTTACTACATAGAATAAAGGTGTTGTAAAAAAATTCTTTGTATCTTTATTTTTGCTCATACCTAATAACTCCTCGTTCTACAGTTAGCAAAGCAGTGTCAGGGAATGTTACTAATATTTCATAATCTATTTTAAGATTATAACTATCAGGTATTCCCGTAATTTCTAAAGTGTCGATTAATGTTTCAAACTGAATTTTATTAGTATCAGAGTATATTTCAATTAACGGTTTTGTTAAAGAAAATACTGGTGTACTGTAATTATGTGAAAGAATGATTTGACAAGTGCTTCCCAGTAGAGTAGAGCTATCTAATACATTCTCTCTTTCCAAGATGACACCTACAGGTAAATCATCTCCTTCATACAAGACACTGCCTTTAAATTTGTTCTCTAACCACCTTTTATAGACATTAACTTTTAGCATATAAAATCCTCTTGTATCGTTTTACTGTAATTAATTCTTTTAGAAATATCTTTAAAATCTAAGACTAAATTAATTTGATAACTACGTTCAGTTCGATACGTTAAAAGCTTGTCTATAAAAGCTGTCTCTACATTTATCTGAGGTATGTAAATCTGAAACTCTACAACAGCATACATCCTTTTAAAAAAGAATATGACTGAAGTATCTATTTCAGAATCTAGTTCAAATAAGGTAATCCCACTAAGTTTATCAATAATCGTACCATTAAAAGTAAGACTAGAGAAATCAAAACTGTTGTTATTATCTTCTATCTTAAATTTTAAAGATATATTGTCTTCAAAGTTGAGTTTTTTATACTCGATATCTAATGCTAAAGGATTAGTTAGACTTAGTTGATTCTGTTTCATTCTCAATCACATAACCTAGTTTAGTGTAGTCTTTCTCAGGTTTTACAAGACTATTAAAAGACTTCCAATCTTTAAAAGGTCTCTTTTCTAAAATAATATTAATCTTTTTAAGAGTAAAATCTTGAGAATCTAACATTTCCTTTTTTTCTAAAGTGTTTAAATTCTTCTTATTAACAATAGTTACTTTAGAAGTATCAAAAACCTCTTGGTTAATAGGGAGACGACCTTTAGTCTCTTCACCTATTTGCGTATCAATTAATCTTTCACGGTCTAAACTATTATCAATCTTTTCATAAACAGGTGTTTGATTATCGTTTAATTTAATAATATCAGCACTGTGTTTATCTAAAAGTTCTTGTGATAGTTCCCCTTCTTTATAAGGAGTCTGTGAAGGGTAGTAAATGTTTCCAAATCTATCCCATATTGTCTTTTTTAGTAAATATTGCATACTAATCTAGTTAACCTGGTGTGTAAAGAAATACTTAGGATTTAATGCAATTGGTAAGAATGTACTAATTACGGATACTAAATCCATTGGAGGACTTTGTTTCTTTTCTTCAATGTGTACATAAAAACCCGTCTTAGGTTCTGGGATTCTATCTCCACCAGTTACAACAACCTTACTAGATTCAAGTACGGGGCCGATAGCAGATAAGCCCATACCTTTTCTTGCAAAAGAGTATTTGTTATTAGGATAGAAACGAGTTGGTATTTCTTCACCCTTCTCATTTTCTTCATAATACTTATAATCTATTGTTTGGATTGGTGGAATACCTCTAATCTGAAGCATCTTATCTAACACTTCTGGAGATACTGTACCGACTTGAGCAACTGTTAAACTCGATGCCGCATCCTTGGTACTCTTTTGTTGTAAAAGTTTTAAATACAAGTCTCTACTCATAATCACAGCATCAGGAGGGAATCCGTTAGTGTCAATGTAAGTGTTTACATCTTCAAACAAATTCTGAAGTCCGTTAGCGTTTTCTGTATCATCCCACTTATTTAGTGTAGGAGTGACTGTATTACCTGTAGCTACTAAAGCAGCCGGATAGTGATTATAGATTACGCCTGGTTTTTTCCAATCAATAGAAAGACGAGATTCTGTACGGTTATCTACATAATCTACTTGACATTTCTCTAATACTTGAAACTTAAGACTGTCTTGACGTACAATAACACCTTTAATTAGAGAGTCAACTGTACCGTAGATATAGGATGCTAGCTCATCCCTAGAACCTTTACGAATAATACTACCATCAGCAGCATAATCGTGAGTTACCGATAAACCTTTCCACTGTGCATCGTACATAGCATCTCTCATTTCCCACTGTCTCTCTTCATCAAAGATAGTCCCTAGACCTATCTTGATTAATTGAGACCTAACTCGGTCAAGCTTACCGCTCATCGTTAATGGGATTTCAGCACCGTAAGCTACGATAGATGCAGCTTTGATAATACGTTCAGTAAGTAACTGTTGGAAATTCCTAGATTCAAAAGTCTTATTAGTGAAGTAATCATCGATAATATTATCTCTTCGGTCTCGGTTTAAATACCAGACTAAAGTATCATCAGTGAGAACATCAACTGTACGAGACTCTTTTCTTGTTTCTAAGAAACTTTTAATAAAAGCCATAGTTTGTTATTTTCTTATATTCTGTGAATTAATGAGATTTAACCCCATTTAGTTTTTATTTCAATTAGGGGTAGATGCTTTTTAATAGTTGCATCATAGTGAGGTAGATGTCCTTTATAGACTTTACCTTGGTTACATCCTGCAAGATTAAGTGTAGGTTGATTTGTTAAGTCATAACTATGAAAAGTTAAGCAAAAAATATTATCTACTTCAACTCCAATAGGCATTCCTATAGGAGCAGCTTCCGTAATAGTACCTGTCATTACAATTTCTTCAGTGTCTAAATCAATGTAGGATACTGTACCAATAGTTGCTGGCGCATTAATCGTAGCATTTCCCGCACCAAGACTACCTGTTAAGGTCATAGTCTCTTGGGTTACACCATCTGTACTGTAAAAATAGATGTCATCTTCATAAGCAAAGAATGTGTACACCTCTGTTAAAGACGTATAGCGATTCAACTCATTAGCAAACATTACAGCGGCTTCCTGTACGGTACTTGCACCAGTAGGAGTATAACTGTAGGTAATACCTTTAACAGCTACAGAACCAATTGCAACGGAGCTTACAGTAATTACACCATAAGGAGCTATGTGTTTAATAACATCTCCGTTAGTGAATACAAAAGGGTTTTCCACTTTAATGCGTACACCACTAGGAGCTACCGTTACAGTACCTCTTGGTAGGAATCTATTTTCTTCACCAATTTTCGCTACGAATGTACCTGCTGGCACTGTTCGTTTACCTTGTTTGTTTAAAGAAATCTTTTCGTTGGTGATGTGAAAAGAATAAGGTGTAGAAATATAATCAGGAAAGGCAAAAATAGCTTTATCCTGAGAATATGTAGGGTCTCTTAATACAAAACTCATATTTTATTTTTGTTTAGAATTGGTTGTTACGATATGCAGCAGCTTGATTACGGGCTTGCTCAATTTCACTCATTTCAAATTCAGCCGCAGCGTAAATGTCTTCACCGACTACAGCACCGAAGTCCACTCCACCAGCCTCGTGAAAATTAGCAAGAGTAAATCTCATTGCAAATAGTTGAGTCTCAATACTTACACCGTTATGTTCACACATAGCAGCAAACTCAGCAGCCATTGTATCAATATCTTCTGCATTAAAACTTAGACATTGATTGTAAATATTAGCTGGTAAGAAACCTGCTTCAAATAATTCATCAGCATAATCTACGATTTCAGCAAGTTCATCTTTAACTTGTTCGTTAATAGAGAACTCTGTAATATAACCACTGATGTCATCTATACGACTTTCAACTTCTGGAAGATAGCTATAAGCTAATTCTTCAGCTAAAGGTTCCCCTTCATCTTCTACATAGAGGTAATCCTCGTCATCATATTCGTCTATATAGTCGTCATCGTAATAATCGTAGTAATCGTCTTCATCAAAATCATCATCGTATTCGTCGTAATACTCATCATCGTATTCGTCTTCATAATCTTCATCATCGTAATACGCATCTTCTTCTAATTCATCGTAAATATCGAAAAAATCTTCTTCATCGTATTCACCTCTATCTGTTGCCGCACCTAGCTGTACAAAATCATAGACATCTTGTACATCTGCATTTTCAAAAGCATCAAGCATACCATCTACAACATCTTCATCTGGTACAAGTTGACCAGAAATAATTGCATCTAGTGTTTCTGCATCGATACCTGTCGTATCCATCATATCTTCAAGAGCATCCGTATAATCGTAATACTCTTCGTTAATTAAATCTTGAAATAGTTCGGAAGTTATTGTCATTGTTATTTAGCTTTTCTGAATATACCTGCCATTGTCCCTATACCTAAACCTGCTATTGCAGCGGCTCTATCAGCGGGTAAACCTTTACGTTTAGTGGAAGAGCTAGAAGATTTTTTTTGAGTACGAGATTTTTTTCTCTTTCTTCTCTCTCTCTTCTCTCTGGTTTCACTACTCTTCTTTTTTCTTTCCCAAGTAGGTAAGGGATTAGTTCCACCAACAGCATAACCAATACCCCAACCAGCACCCGCACCAGTTCCCGCATCTAACAGGATTTGTTTAGTTTTTCTACCAGCATAGTTCATGGTAGTTCCTTATCGATAGTTTATAGGTATCCCTGGAAGACCTACAGTAGCTTGACCGTAAGAAGCTCCTGGTTTTACTTTTTTACCGAGAGTCTTAATCCATCCAGCCGTATAAGTGTCTCGTAGATTACATTTACGAGCTTTATCTAACGTAGGGGTTGTAGTCGTATGCGACCTTGTATTATGTTTATTTTTCACTGTTATATACCTCTTTTACGTTGTTTGTTTGTAAGAAGTATTATTTATCTTTTTTTCTTACGACGACTTAAAGCATAAGCTCCCCCAGCACCAGCGGCTCCCGCACCTACCCCAATACTATACTTACCAGCATTACTTTTAAGATGACGAGCGCCTTTACCAACAAAAGATTTAGAGAGTTTTCTCTTACCCCTACTTATTAAACCTTCTTTCCCTACTACTTTTGTTGTTGGATTTCCATAAACAAAAGGGCCTGATTTTACAATACTTTCATCAAGTAATTTACCTCGGACGGCTCTGATTGGTGTAGTTAAGAAACGACCTACTTTTGCAACGGTGTCTTTACCATATTTATATTCAGTTACATCCTCATCTTCATCATAACCGACTACAGGTACACCGTTTAAATAGTAAAATTGCATATTTGAATTTCCTTGATTTTTTTTAGATAATTGATTTGAGTATTCTACAAAGTCTTGTAAATTGTTAAACTTCGGACTTTGATTTTGTTGAGAAGTTTGTTTCTGTAAGGTTTGATTACTTTGGTTTTCATTTTGAACCTGTTCATCTTTACTTACTTTGTACATTTCTAAGACTTTATCTTGAAATTGTGAAAGATTCTGTTGAATTAATACCTCCTTTTGCATATTACCTTCTACTTCATCTTGAGAAGATACGTTTTTCACATTATCAAGTACATCTAATAGTGTATCAAATATTTTTTGAGCTTGCTGTCTCAATTTCCCGGATTCATCTTTATCTTTCAATGCTTCATCTAATAGTAGCGCATTAAAATTTACTATGTTACCCATATCATCGTGAAATAATACTGTATTGGGTATTGCGGGAATACCTACTAAAGAAACTTCCCTTATATGGAAATTTTTTAAGTCGATGCCTGCACTTAAAGTTTTTGATAAACCTCTATTAATCTTATCGATTAAATCATCGTCCATTATTTTAACACTATCAGAAAAAACTCCCCATCTTCCTAGTAAATGTTCCCACTTAGGATTACTGTTAATATCATCTTCTGTAATTTGTCTTACATCTAACGGTTCATCTATTTCACCTACTTGATTATTTACATCCTTATTATGTTCAGTAAATATAGGAATACCAGAACTGTATGAAAGATAGTTATTAGTATTCTCTACAAGCTTTTTAATGTCGCTATCTGTAAAGAAAAATTCACGACCTTTAGAATCCTTATGTGGTTTACCCTCTTCTGTTGAGTAGAAGATAAGACCTTTTTTAATAAGTTCTTTAGGTACGCTTTGCTTAAATTCAGTAATTCTCATATTATAGTATATTAATTTCTTCTATCTCTCTTCCCAAAGTGTCTTACCATCTTTTTTTATCTTGCTTTTCTTTCCATCACTTGTGATTACAGTAGGGTTTTTTAAAGTTTTTGTTCCAGTAACTTTTTGTAAAAGAGAGGGTTCTTGTTTCCATAATACCTTATCTTTACTCTTAACACTATATCCTTTCTCTTTAATATCTTTTTTCACACTCGGACTATTAAGAAATTTACTAACTTCTCTAGCTTCTTTATTACCTTTCTTTTTTTTCTTATTCCTTAGATTGTCTAGCCACATATTTATTATAAACCAAAAAATTGTTTTATGTTATCTATTACATTATCATATACTGGATTGTCAGCATACCGTCCATTAGCTTGCTTAAGTCTTTTAATAAAATATGAAGGGTATAGATGTAAATCGTAGTGATATTCAAACCCTTTTTCTTTTTGTAAAGGAGCTACTAAATCAATTTCTTTAATTGCTTTGTTTTTAATAGGAAAAGGAGTTATTTTATTAAAAAACTCTTCTTTAATAATAACATTCCTTGTAGGATTCTTTGATGGTACTATATCTAAATAAGGTGTACCAACAGTTAAATTTCTTAAATCAGATTTATTAATACCAGTTTGGTGAAGTATATATGCCACGTCTTTACTTGTAAGTCCTCCACCACTATGTCCTATTAAATTTATTTTAGCATCTGGGTTTTTCTGTTTCCAATCATAGATATATTTAGCAATCTTTTCTGAGTCAGTATTCTTACCTTTAACAAGATTACCACCTGCTACAGATATAACTGCTTTAGGTTTACCTCGATTAGTCATCTCTTGAGTAACTCCTATTAAGTTAGTTTTATTTAAAAAACCCTCATCTCTAAAACTCTTTCGTATAGCGCTATAAGCTTCTTTTACCTGAGCATGGTTATTTGATAGCCCGGCAAAGAAAAAAGTTAGTTGAGGTTTTCCTGTTTTCTTAGGTTTAGGAGTTAGTCCGGTCACTCTCATCTTAGGTATGTCTTTACCTTCTTTAATATTCTTACCAGATTTTTTAAGATTATCTTCATACCGAGCTTTAAGAATAAGATAATTAGTAATAGGTCGTCCTAACATAGCTGCTGTTACAACAGTATTCCTAAATATTTTGTTCTTACGAGTTAACCCAAACCCAGTAGCTCCTAGTAAAGCTGTATTACTTACAATAAGGTCTCTTGTATAGTTTCTTTCAGACTTTTTCTTATATACCCTACTATGAGACTTTACAAGCTTACCATCTCGTATATAAGACTTGACTTGACTTTTTTCTGTTTTCATTCAAACTATTGTAACCGTCTTCCTCTTTTTCTACGATTTAAAGCCCCCATAGTTATTGCAGTAGCTCCTGCACCTAGCCCAGCCAAACCAACCCCAATAGCACCTCTTCTAGCCCATTTACCTGTTAAAGCTTTTCTTAATGGACGAAATTTATTAGCTTTACGATAGGCTTGACTTCTAGCACTCTTATCTAAATTTTGTTGAGCAGTTCTTTGTAAGTTTATCTTTGACCCTTTTTGTGGCTGAGAAGGTTGAGGTGCTTTTTTTAAATTAAACTTATCATTTGCTTCCCTAGCTTGCGCCCTTAATATCTCATCTTGATTTGGTTTATTTAATCTACTCTCTCTTTGACGCTTAAACTTATCATTTGCTTCCCTAGCTTGTGCCCTTAATATCTCATCTTGATTTGAAAAATTAATGTAATTCATAATTTTTTTTATATTTGATTTTTTATTTGTTTAGAATTTCCATACATGATTCGGGTCGTCTAATTTCCGACGTA